CGTGCTATTGTTGGTCTGATTGTTGTAATGGCTGCTGCTGGTGGCTTGGATAATGCAACTGATTGCCAATTGCCAGTAATTTTGATGGTTGCTGCTGTTGGTCTTGCTGTAATGTACTCTGGTGTGAGAGCGATGAAAGACTGATCACAGGAGGGGTAGGGGTTTGCAAAATCTATATGCGATCTGGTCGGGTCCTGGCTGGACCAGGGCTATGTAAACTCGACCCCTTCTTTTCCTTTCCCAACCATACTCACTGTAAAAATTCCCTGCAAAAAAATTTCACTACAAACCTTTGTAAGAAAGAACTTAACATGACACTCCGTGAACTGATGATGAAACGTATCCACTATTGTCTCTCTGAGGGAGACCTTCAAAGCGAATTCGATATTTCCTATGAGGAAGTTGCTAAGTTAAGCGACGAAGACTTCTTGGAGTTATTCGAAGAAATTTTCACTTTTCAGGGGTAATTATGAATATCCCTGCAATTATCAATGTTTCTATGTTTGCCTTGGTTGGAGCTACTCTAGCTGCAATTGACTGTGGCGTAATGGAAAAACCCCTTCCCTTCATAATCATCATGGTGGCAATGGCAGTAACCAATCTAACTGCAAGGCTTCTTTAATGCATCTTACCGTATATTACTTGGTTCGTCGCTTAGAGGATAACCGTATCTCCTATGCCGATGGTCCCTTTGCCTCATACGTGGATGCTTATGATGCCAAGCAGAACCATTATTACTCCAAGGAAAAATACGAGATTTTTGAGACTGTAATGGAAGGTAACATATTATGATTGATGTACGTTGGTTCACTGGAAGAACCTGTGTTGGTATTGTGAGGGTTGAAACTGAGTATGAGGGTGTCCATTTTTATATCGGCGCTCCCCAAGGAAGAGATGAAGCAGAGGATATTCAGTGGATCGCTGATTGGGGAGCTCGGTTCCCCCGAGAAGTAGGAGAGCTACTATTTGGAGAGGATGCGATTCGGAATGGTTCTGCAGTACCGATCCCACTGAATAAAGAACAGGCTGAGTGTATGATCAAAGTTGGACAAATGTATCTAGGAGTTGAGAATGAAAAAGTGGCATTTTAATCTATTGTTTTTCATGAACATTGCAATGTGCATGGTGGCATCCTTCATGGGTGATGGAATTGGAGCAAAGCTGTATTTGATTAACTCATCCCTCTTTTTGATTGGATGGGAAATTGTAAAGGCGTTACGCAATGAGTGATACAGCATTTTTCGGTGCCATCCTAGCGATCTGTCTGGTGTTTACTGGACATCCTATTTTGGCGGTCTTTTTATTTTTATTGGTGGTAGCATGAGCACTTATATTCCTGATGGTTGGGTAGTAATTAAGATTCCATACAAGGACGAGTTTATCTACAAGGTTTTTGCGAGCTGGTACGGTGGATATGCAAAGGGTGATTCCTGGAAGGTTAACTCCGGAATTACATCGGCGACCCAGGAAGGATTTGTCTATTCATTCTCGGGTTATTCTGGTTCAGTCTATGAGTGCCACAAGGATTCTTATGGGTTGAATTTCTATGGATCTTCAGTTCTCAGTGACATGATCGCTCGTGCAGCGGAACAGGGTGTTGAGATTGAGATCCTTCCGGAAGATACAGATTGGACAGGAATACAATATGGCAAAGAAGACAGCAAGGAAGTTTAACTATGCCGTTGGACACTATTGGGAAGGTGAATCTGGTAGTGTTGGTACATACGCATATGGTAGTGAAATCTTCTACGGTACTATGGAACAAGCACAAGGTTTCTTGAAGTATGTACAGGACATGGATTTGAAAGAAAAGAAGAAAGCTGATCGCAGAGATTGGCGAATTTTTCAACTAATCGAAGTACCAGTATGAACAAACGATTACTACACTTATTAAATGAAGCAGGATTCCATCAGCCTGAAATGGAACGATTGGGTATTGAACACAAGTTTGAAAAGTTTACCTACTTGATTGTTCGGGAATGTATCGGTTGTTGTGAGCAAGTCATTAGTGATCCTGTTCCTAAAGATGTTGACACTTGGTTGAACGGTGGCGAACAATGTATTCAAGAGATTAGAGAATACTTTGGCTTGAGTATGAGCGTTGAAGATAAGAAACAACTAATCAAGGATCTGATGGGAGTAAACAATGACACCAAATCCTAAAATCAAAGCACTGATTGAGTCATTGGGTATTATTCCCGAAGATGAACATTACGAAATTGCTGAACAAGTTATTAAAGAATGTGTTGCTATGTGTAAAACAAGTGTAGGTAATGCTGACTACAACACAGGCAGACTACATTGTTTAGAAAATATCAAAGAACATTTCGGAGTTGAAAAATGAACGAACGAATTAAACAACTTTATCTGAAAACCGTAGATAGAAACTGGGCATATGATAATGAATTTGAAACGGCTGAAAAATTTACTAAATTGCTTATAGAAGATGTTTGTATGTGGTTGGAAGGTGTACATACTTCCGAAGGAGGCATGATGTTACTAACACAATCATTCATCATTGCCAATATCAAAGGTTATTATGGAGTTAAAGAATGAACGAACGAATTAAGGAACTACATGATAAAGCATTCCATGAAACCAAAGATTATTATGCTACAATACAAAAGTTCGCCGAGTTGATTGTGCAGGAATGTATTGACCAAATTCTCACAGGACCAAACGGACCTGCTTACTATGCGGTTGAAGCGGCAATGAGAGTAAAGAAACATTTCGGAGTTGAAGAATGAACAAATTCACCCAACGACAATATAATATTGGAGAGTTGTATGGCCAGTCTGAAAGAGTACTTTGAGAAACGAGATGCAAATAAACCCAAACCAAAGTGGGTTTATGGTGATCGTATTTTCGGTTATGTTGGAAAAGTTCCTGTATTGGGTATGGTAATTCGTGAAGATTATGAAGACCCAAAACAGGTTCTTTGTCATCTTGACCTTCCAATTATGGATGGTGGTGTTTATAAATGGGTGCTATATGTTCCTGCTAAGGGCATGAAGCGTTTGAAATTGTTCTACGGAGATTGAAATGGTTACACTTGATTCAGATACATGCGATAATATTACACGATTAACCCTGACGGAGCAGAGGGACTATATTCTGTCAGAACTACATAAATGGGAGGCTGATCCACAATCAGACGATAATCCGAATGGTTATTGGATGCATCCTGAAGACGTAGTTAATAGTAAGGTTTACGTGAAACAAATCAATAGCATTTTGAATTATTTCGGTGGAGAGTTGTATGGCCAACGTCAAACAAGGGAATTTAGCTCGCCCTCCTCAATGGTGGAAGCATCTAAGAGATTGGAAGCGTACTTTTTGGAAGTCGGAAAGAGCAAAGCAAAATAAAAGGATTAAGGATGAGTTATAGCAGATGGTCGAACAGTTCATGGTATACGTTCTGGAATGCATGTTCCGGAGATACTAGGGACACACAAGTTTTATCCGCATGGTATTCTCTGGATAAGACCATCGATTGGACTTATGCAGAAGCACAGGATTTATTTAAGAATGGAATTCTGGAAGCAGCAAAGAAGTTGCGCCTAATTTACAATTGTAATGAAGACGAGGCAACTGAGTTGCAGGAAATCTTCCAAATTTGGATGGGTAATGTGCGAACACAATTCGCTTGACATTAATTAAGAACAACGGTATAATATGACTGATGAAGAAGTTTTGAAATTCTACAACGAACTTAAAGAGTTCTATGGGGATAACCTTGCAAATTTTGAACATCATCCAAAACAGTTTCAAAATCAGGTAAAGTTATACCGTTACTATAAAGAGAAAAATGAGAGAACATCCGATCAACCAGCAGAATAATTTTATCATGGGATGGTATGCCGATGATACAAAATTTTGCGACAACCTTATTAGAATCTTCAACAGCAACGAATCTGTTGTAGATGGGTTTGTTGGTAGTTATGGTTATGTTGATAAAAATATCAAAGATTCTAGAGATTTACATTTTAACTCTGAGTCGTTGAATAATCTAAATTATGGTAATATTGTAAAGACCTGCGCTAAGTTATATTTTGAAAAATATGACAGGGCGATTTGTACTGGAGTTTATCCTGTTGAAGGATTCAACGTACAACATTATAATATTGGTGGTGGTTTCAAACAGTGGCATGATGAACGTCAGTCTGCTGATTACCCATCAGTTGCTCGGCATTTGGTTTTTATGACATACTTGAACGATGTTGATGATGGCGGCACAGAGTTTTTACATCAGAACATCAAGGTAAAGGCTGAGAAAGGTTTAACCTTGGTATGGCCATCTGATTGGACGTTTACTCATAAAAGCGAAGTATCAAATACGAAAGAAAAATGGATAGCGACTGGGTGGTTACATTTACTCAGCGTAGAAGAAAAGAAACAGAATAAATTTGAATCGAGGGTTGAATATGAAAATCGCAGTATGCAGTGACCTACATTTAGAGTTTGGTCCTATCAAATTAAAAAATCCAGGAGGGGTTGATGTATTAATCCTTTCGGGAGACATCTTGGTTGAACGTGACCTTGCGATCTTTGATCGTCGTCAGATTGATTTGGGTTTCATGCAGCGTCGTTCTCAGACATTTCATGAGTTTTTTGAGAACGTTTGTTACGAATTCCCGCATGTGCTCTACGTTCTCGGTAACCATGAGCACTACCATGGTGACTTTGCACAGACAGTTTCTGAGTTGAAGCGTAAGTTGGCTCATTACACTAACCTTCATATCTTGGAGCGTGAAGTATTTGAGTTAAACGATACTCTGTTCATCGGTTCTACTCTTTGGACTGACATGAACAAGGGTGATGCTCTGACTTTGTACCACATGCGTAAAGCCATGAATGACTTTGTCTGTGTGGAAAATTCCAATAACGTAGTTTCTTTTAAGGCTGATGTTCTTAAAGAAAAGCCAGTCGGTATGACTGATGACGAATTCTTGGCTCTTCCAACTTCTGAGCGTTTCAAGACAGTCTTCAAGACTCGTGTTGCGAAATTCTCTCCAGAAGATGCAATGGAAGAACACAAGAAGAATCTTGAGTACATCCGTCTCATGGTTGAAGATCTACCTCCATGGAAACAGGCAGTTGTTGTTGGCCATCATACTCCATCTCATGCTTCATGCCATCCTCGTTATGCACGTGATCATATCATGAATGGTGGATACCATAGTGACCTTTCTGAGTTTATTCTTGATCACCCACAAATCAAATTGTGGACTCATGGACATACTCATGAGCTTTTTGATTATATGATCGGCGACACTCGTGTTGTATGTAACCCACGTGGCTACGACGGATACGAAGATATAGCTGATAATTTTGAATTAAAGGTAGTCGAACTATGAGTTCATACAAAGATATTTCAGAATTTTATTCTGATGACAACAAACGCAGGGCAAGTATCGTAAAAGAACTTGGAACAAAAAATTTTATTGTTAGAGTTATTAACGACTCTGGCTCTGTGTTTTCCACTTCATTTTTAGAAGAAGACGACGCAGAGGCTTATGCTGAAGCATGGGTAACGCACTCCGAATATTATTTCAACACAGAAAGAAACAAATGACTAAAGTATTTACCGATGTAGAAGTTTTTCTACAGGCATGCGGCCAAAAACACGCAAACACTCCTGCTCCGATGAACGATCTTTCAGATCTTTATAAAAAATTGATTCTTGAGGAATATACTGAGTTTATTGAAGCGTGTATGGCTAAAGACGACGCTGAACAACTCGATGCATGCTTCGATATGATCTGGGTTATCGTTGGATATATGAAAGCTCGTGGTTGGGATTGCGAAGCAGCATGGGACGAAGGCGCAAAAAGCAATTTAATCAAGATTGACGAGAAAACAGGTAAGGTTATTCGTCGCGAAGACGGAAAAATCCTTAAACCAGAAGGTTGGCAACCTCCAAATTTCGCAAAATTCGTAAAATAATTGACTTTTTGCCGAAAATCAGGTATAATATGGATATGATTACACTTTATCTCGATATGGACGGTGTCCTTGCTGATTTTAACAAGGAATATACCAAACTTGACCCCAAAAAAGAAGATCGAAAGAAATTTCGATGGTCTGTAATGGAACATAAGATTTTTGAGAAGCTGGATTTCATGCCAGACGCTCAAGAATTGCTAAATCACGTAGAAAAACTCGTGGGTGTTGATGTTCAGATCCTAACTTCAATGGGAACCCATGAACCAGAACAAGCTGCCGAGGCCAAACGTCAAAAACTCCTTTGGCTCGCCGAAAAAGGTATCGCTTGTAAAGCAAACTTTGTACATAACAAAGAAGAAAAGGCAAAATATGCTACACCCACCTCGATTCTTATTGATGATTCGGCTGGTTGCATTGGTCCTTTTATTGCTGCTGGTGGCCATGGCATTCTACATACCAATTCTTCTGAAACAATTCGTATTCTAGACGCAACCTTCCGTCAGATTATGATTTTGCACTATTTGAACAAAAATGCTTGATATTTTTGAAAACACTTGGGAATGGATAAAAGATGATTGGAATTCTAATCGCTTTCGTTTTGTCGTTGAGCTGTTGGCTTGGGTTGTTAGTATTGGTTGTAGCTTTACGATGGCGGTCACTGTACCCAACCCTCCGCTTCTTGTTTTGTATCCCATTTGGATTGCTGGCTGTGCTATGTACGGTTGGGCTGCTTACACTCGGAGATCTTTTGGCATGCTGGCTAACTATCTTCTTCTCGTAACAATTGACACTGTAGGTTTATTAAGGATGGTATTATGACCCCAAATTTAACAACAAACACATATTTCGGCGCAACGCCGATGACACCAGCAACTCCTCCTGCTCCTTCTATTACGTTACCTGAACCAATCAGTTACGAGTTTCAGGTAGTTGAACATGTTGAAGATAATAAAATCACAAAAGTTGCGCTACAAGTAAAACGTAACATTCATGATCAGTATGGAACAATTAAGGTTCATGGTACTTGGGAAGATGTGCCTCGTGTGAGAATTGGCGATGTGGCGTCTGTGGTGTAAAGCAATTGGAGAAAAGAGCGGAACAACGGATGTGGAATCTGATCGAATCGCTTTTATTCGCACTGCTATTATTATGGTGTATGTTTGCACAAATTTCGTTATTGTGTCTGGTGTTATAAGGCATTGGTAATATGAATATTTTTTATCTCGACAACGACCCTAAACTCTGCGCACAGATGCACGTCGATAAGCACTGTGTCAAGATGATTCTAGAATATGCTCAACTTCTTTCTACAGCTCATCGTTTCCTTGACGGTACTATCATGGTTGGCTTGTCTTCTAGCGGACGAAAAAAGACAATCTATTCTCTACCTGACGCTCGCGATGGTATATTTTATTCTGCTACTCACATCAATCACCCTTCTGCAGTTTGGGTGCGAAAATCTGTCCACAATTACAAGTGGTTACACAATCTCTTAATAGAATTGTGTAAAGAATACACACATCGCTATGGTAAATTTCATAAAGTAGAACGTGATGGTTTACTTTGGGAATTAGCGAAAACTCCTAACAACATCTATCATGATGTTTTTTGGTCAGAACCAACCCCAGCAATGCCAGACCATTATAAAGTTGCTGGCGATTCAATCCAGTCATACAAAAACTATTACATTGGCGATAAACAACGCATGTTCTCTTGGAAAAATCGAAATACTCCTAGTTGGCTGACTAAATAGACCGTAAGGAGTTATTATGCCAACATATAAGTTTCGAAACAAAGACACTGGTGAAGTGACAGAAGAATTTATGTCAATTTCAAAACTCGACGCATTCCGTGCCGAGAATCCCCACTTAGAAACAGTAATTCAGGCTCCAATGATATGCGACCCTGTTAGAGTAGGCGCACGCAAAATGGATACTGGATTCAAGGAGGTGCTACAGAAAATACACGAAAGAACTCCAGGAAGTCAATTGAATCAAACATCATCACAAATTTAAGGATTATATGGCTGTTAATTCTAAAACTGGTAAAGTCGTAAAACCAAAATCTCTTGGTCAAAAGATAAAAGCTGCTTCTACTAGAAAACATAATAAAATTTCTGGTAAAACAAAACCTAAACGAAAATAAGGGATATTAATGGCTCGGACAGCTGCAAAGAAAACAATAAATGATAATGAAGAACGTGAGCCCAAACCGATTGCAAGCAATCAATTGAAGATAAGATTAGATAATCTAAAGACATTCGACCCTTTAACAGATAATCAAAAATTATTTTTTGACGCATATAAGCGAGGAGATTATTTCGTAGCGTTACATGGTGTAGCTGGAACTGGTAAAACATTTTGTGCGCTATATAAAGCAATAGAAGAAGTATTGGATAAATCAAATCCATTTGACAAGATTATCGTAGTTCGTTCTGCGGTTCAATCTCGTGAAATTGGTCATCTTCCAGGAGACGTAAATGAGAAGATGGAAATTTATGAGCAACCTTACCGTCAAATTTGTGAAACACTTTTTGGACGTAAAGATGCATGGGATAGATTAGAAGAACAGGGATATATTCAGTTTATCTCTACTTCTTTTATTCGTGGTATGAGTTTTGATGACGCTATTATCATTGTTGATGAGATGCAGAACTTAACTTATGAGGAAATTGATACCGTTATGACTCGTGTCGGTTATCGATCTAAGATTATGTGGTGTGGCGATTATCGTCAGACAGATTTGAATAAACGCAAGACTGATGTTACAGGGATTCTAAAATTCTTTGACATCGCACAACACATGAGTGCTTTTACTCGCATTGAGTTTACTGTTGACGACATCGTTCGATCTTCCTTAGTGAAGGACTATATTCTGGCTAAACTCAAGTACGAGGATGCTGAGGATAAAACGAATGATAACAGTAGAAAACTTTAAGCAGGTATTTCCACACTGTCAAGATCCAGAAGGCTGGGTTCAGGCATTTACTGATACCCTAGCTGGATATGGTATTGACCAACCACACCGTATCGCTGCATTCATTGGCCAATGTGGTCATGAATCTGGCGGATGGACAACTTTTGAAGAGAACTTAAATTATTCCGCACAGGGATTAGAAAAGATTTTCGGTTCTCATTTCCATGGCGATGCAGAAGAATATGCTCGTCAACCAGAAAAGATCGCAAATAGAATTTATTGTGATCGTATGGGTAACGGCGATGAGGCATCTGGTGATGGATGGAAATACCATGGTCGTGGTCCAATCCAATTGACTGGTAAAGCAAATTACACTAAATTTGCGCAAGAGATGTTTGATGACTGGCAAAACTTACTTGACAATCCTGATTGGGTAAGTTATGATAAGTCTTTCTCTCTAATGTCAGCGATTTGGTTCTGGAACGCACATAACCTTAATCACTATGCAGATCAAGGCGATATTAAGACAATGACTAAGATTATCAATGGTGGTTTTCTTGGTTTAGAAGAACGTGAACAACTTTACAATACATTACTGCCATACTGTTAATGCGAAACTTTATACATCATGATTTTCCCCAACTTGAGCGTGTTACAACCGATGGGATGCGATTATACAACACCCCATCGGGTAAACCCTATCCTTCCGTTACAACAGTCACAGGACTCCACAATGCAAAGGGGATTGCAGAGTGGCGTCGCAGAGTTGGTGAAGAAGAAGCCAATCGAATCTCAAGCAGAGCAAGCGCAAGAGGAACTCGCATTCACCAATATTGTGAGGACTATCTACGAGGAAATGTATTCGAAGCCGATATGTTCGACCTCGAAATGTTTAACTCAATTAAACCGCAACTCGACCAAATCGACAATATTCACTGCCTGGAAACTCCACTGTATTCAGACTTTCTACAAGTCGCAGGAACAGTTGACTGCATCGCAGACTTCCAAGGTAAACTATCTGTCATAGACTTCAAAACAGCAAGTAAACCAAAAGACCGAGATGATATCTACAATTACTTCATGCAAACAGCAGCATATGCTGTTGCCTTTGAAGAACGAACTGGAATCCCGATCGGTAGATTAGTTATTATTATGGCAGTTGAAAAC